ATCGCGCCAAATGCGATGCCTTCAGACACGCCGGGCGTAAGATCGATGGCGACGGAGGTGTGGACCCCGCTTAGTTTGAAGCCACTCACTGCACGGCCTCCTTGCCCAGAAGGCGCATCAGCACTGCAGCCACGTGCCGCCATGCGTTGCCCGGCGCGCGATCGACATCAACAAGTGAGGCTACCTTGGCCATGTAGCAGGCGGCATCGGCAACCGATCCATCCGCCGCGCGGTAGGCCGCATGTGCAGCATGCTGCGCTGCCATGACGACGCGGCGTTCACGCCCCCCCAGCCCGACGTGCAATTTGTGTTCGGCGTTGAAAACATCGCGGGCGGCGTTCCCGGCTGCCTTGACCCGTGGTGTATCGAAGACCGCAGGCGGGATGGCGCGGGCGGCGATGAGCAAGGCATCGAGCCGCTGCCGAGCGGGTTGGTTGTCACGAAAGACCCGCCCGGCCTCCTGATCACCTTCCTCGACCATCGCGTTTGCGTACCAAGTGATCTCGGTGATCAAGGCCTTGTGGATCGATGACCATTCGCTGCCCGAGAGCTTTGACCAGCGATGCGCGCTACCGACGAAATCGCCTGCGAAATCGTAGTAGAACACGCTGGGCAAGCCGTCGTTCACGAGCGGGATCAGCCGCGCCAGCCATTCGGGCATGAGTTCTACCGGGCAGTTGGCCGGATCATTGATATCCCGACCGAATGCGCCGAGCAGGCAGGCGCATTCCCGGTCATGGGCGTCCTGCTTTCGCCAGAACTGCTGAAGCAGCGTCCTGCCAGCGACGTGCGCTTCGGCAAGCGCGATGCGCTGGTTGACAGTAAAAGTGGAAGACATTTGCGGCTTTCCTTTTGCGTTGTGGCGCGCGGACAGCGGTGCGCTGCCCGCGCGCTGCAGTTCAGTTGTTGGCGGGTTCGAGCGGAGGTTCCGGCGTAAGGTCCGCAGGCTTGGGCCGGGGCCAGTCGATGAAGAATTCCTCGCCCTGGGCGACGACCGCGCCCAGATCGGAGAGCGTCAACCCATCCTTGTCGCCAAGCTGGATCGCCTTGATGGCGTTCGGCTTGTCGAGCTTGTGCGTGGTGCGCAGGAACCCAGTCATGCCCTTGGCGAGCAGCTTCGTGATCAGGTCGGCCATCTTCACCTTGCGCAGCTTGAGCGCAGGCGGCGAAGTGCGCTCGCCGATGTTGCACCCGGCCAGGGCAATGGACTTGCGCTTGTGCTGGGTGAGTTCGGGCGCAGCAACCGCCCACCACGCGCGCAACTGTTCGAAGATATGCGCGGCGCGTACTTCAAGTGGCTTGGCGGCGGCATCGCGGACAGCCTCGATCTTCGCGATGGACGCGCTGGCTTCGGCGTTGAGCTGTTCGACGGTGTCACCCAGATCCCGGTATTCGGCAATCAGGGCGATGGCAGCGTCGAGAGTTTGTGGCGCTTCGATCTTGGGCGCAGTGCGGCGCGGCGGTGGCATGAGTCTTAATCTCCAAGGTGCGTGGGGGATTGAGGGTTGGCGAAGGGGAGAGCCGTTTCGCAGCAGAGGCATTCGGCGCTCGTCCGGCCGACCTGCCACGAGGAATGCCCGCAATCGGGGCAGCGGTTGGGATGGCCTTGCCGGTAGACGCGATCGGCCTGGGCAGCGGGCTGCGTTGCCCGCGTCATGGCTCACCGCCTGCATCGGTATTGTTGATGCAACTGGGGCACGAGCGTGCGTAGATGTGATGGGCGGCGTTGACGGGTGGCCCCTTGCGGCGGCGATTGCGCATGCAGCTTTGCAGCGGGATCGGCCCCCAGGCCGGGCAATCGACCTCATCACCACTGAACGTGGCCAGCACGGCCCGCTCAGGCTCTGCGGTGCTGGCACCATACTTGTTATTGATCAGCTTGCTGACGGTGCCGTGGCTGCAGGCGAAGCCCGCATTGCTCAACTTGTCGGCCACGGCGCGCTGGGTGGACTGATCGCAAGCCACGGCGAGCAGATTGACCCAGCGCGGCATGTCTGCGCCCCAGGCGGTGCTGGCGCGGGCCATGTTGGTGGTTAAAGCATTAACAAACATGGTCAATTTCCGTAGTTAAAAAAGGGGAGGCAATGGGCGCGCCGACGAAATTTCGTGGATGCGACCAGTGTTGGGATCGGTGACGGTGGCGATGGTCCGCCCAGCTTCGCGCCGCTGACTGACCACGGGTGGTTGCGGGCCAGAGCGGCCCACCAGGGCGTAGAGAGAGCGCTGCCCGGTGGCGGCTTTGCCGCGCACCTCGCGCATGGCAGCACGGGTGGCATCGGCCTGCGTCGATGCGGTGGCGCGCCACTGATCTCGGGCGTCGCGGTAGTGGTTTCCACGCAGCCAGAACGCCGAAAGAGCGAGCGCTACAAGTGCGAGCAGGACAAGGTTTGACCTGACGCGAAGAAAGTCGGCAATGGGCACGACCAGAGACCCTTTCAAAATTTGGCCTGTGAGAGCCGTGGAGAGGCGCGCCGCCCCACAACCACCCAAATTCTCACCGACACCCCGTACCAACGTGGTACGGGGGCGAGAGGCGGTGTTCTACATCACCCTCGTGGCGGCACTTGCCATCGGTTCGGCGATAGGCCATTGCCTGCCCATGGACCTCGCTGCCGCTTGGTGCGTCTGACGGGACATCATCCAGCGAACATGTCGCCCCGTAGCAGGGTGGCATGGATCAGAACCCGCCTCCCCAAATCCGCATTGCCAGGATCGGCACCTTCACCAGCAACGAGGGTGTCCAGGTGTCGTTCGGCGCGGCCGAGCTTGAGGCTGCTGCTGCTGCCTATGACCCGGCTGCCGATCCCGCGCCGTTGGTCGTGGGCCACCCGCGCCTTGACGATCCGGCCTATGGCTGGGTGAGTGGCCTTGCCGTGAAGGATGGCGAGCTGGTGGCGACACCTGACAAGGTGGAGCCGAGCTTTGCCGAAATGGTGCGCGAAGGGCGCTTTCCGAAGGTTTCGGCGCGGTTCTATCCGCCCAAGCATCCCGCCAACCCCAAGCCCGGCAGCTGGTATTTGAAGCATGTCGGCTTCCTCGGCGCGCATGCGCCGGGGATCAAAGGGCTTGGCACCGTGCAGTTCGCCGATGGCGACGATGCCGGGGCGGTTTCCATCGACCTTACCACGAAAGAGCAGGAGGCCCGTGTGGCTGAAGAAGAGAAGATGGCGAGCTTTGCCGAGCGCGAAGCGGCGCTGACGACGCGTGAGCAGGATTTGGCTGCCCGCGAAAAGGCCATCGCAGACCGTGACGCCAAGGAGCGCCATGACGGGCATGTGAGCTTTGCCGAGGGGCTGGTGAAAGAAGCCAAGCTGGCCCCAGCTGCCAAGGGCCTGGTCGTGGGCCTGCTTGACCATTTCGAGGCGACGGCCGTGGTCAGCTTCGGCGAGGCGGGCGAGATGGCCCCCGCCGATGCGTTCCGTAAGCTGCTGAGCACTGCAGCCCCGCTAATCGACCTCGGAGAGCGCGGCGCAAAGCCGGATGGCGAGCAGAGCTATACCAGCTTTGCCGCGCCCGATGGATACGACGTGGAGCCAGAGGCCGCCGCGCTGCATGCCGCTGCGACGCTGATCCAGCAGAAAAACCCCGAGATCGCGTGGATGGAATGTGTCCGCCGCGCCAAGGCCGAGGGCGCTTAAGGCGACCTTCGCGCGCACCCCACTCCAATCCTGAAGGACAGGTTCCATGCAGAAGATCGCAGTTTTTTCGATGTCCGTCGTGGCCACTGCCGCGATTTCCGCCGCCCGCTTCCTGGGCATGATGACCGGCGCGCACTGCGGCGCTGCAGCCAAGGCGCAGGGCGTTTCACAATACGCTGGAGCCATCGGTGAAGCCGTCGCTGTTGACGTGCTCGGCACTACGATTGTGGAAGCCGGTGGCGCGATTGCCGCTGGCGGGCCGGTCAAGTCCGACGCGACCGGACGGGCAGTGGCGCAGGCCGGTGCCGGGGAAATCCTTGGCTATGCCGTGACCGCTGCGGGCGCGGCGGGCCAGAAGATCGAAGTTTTGCTGACGCCGTAACGCCTCGGCATCCGTCGCCCAGGGAGGCGGCCTGAACAACCGGCGTACCTCACACACGAACGGTGATCAGGCGGCGCAACGGCCTCCCCTCCAAGTTTTCCGAGCTTTCAGTCTCTTTCCCAAGGAAAAAACCGATGTCCATGAATGGTTCGCAGGTGCGCGTTGTCGACCCGATCCTTACCCAGCACGCGCGCGGCTACAAGAATGCCGAGTTTGTTGGTGAGGCGCTGTTCCCCACTGTTGTCATGCCGACGCGAGCGGCCAAGCGTATCGAGTTCGATCGCTCCAGCTTCCGCCGTCGCCGCACGCGCCGCGCGCCTGGTACGCAGATCGCCGCGCTCGAATTCGGTTACGAGGGCAAGGCGGTTTCGCTTCACCAGGAAGCGCTGTCGGCTGTGGTGCCGATCGAGCATCAGGAGGATGCCAAGGTCGTTCCCAGCATCGACCTGCAGCAGGTGTCCGTTGACACCGTGCTGGCAGTGATCGGGCTGGAAAAGGAAATCCAGCAGGCCGAAGTGGCGCGCAACGCTGCAAGCTATGCCGCAACGAACAAGGCCTCGCTGGTCGGCGACTTCAAGTGGTCCGATCCCGACAGCGACCCGAAATCACAGGTGTTCGACGCCAAGGAAGTGATCCGCAAGCGCATCGGCCGTCGCCCGAACACACTGGTTCTGGCGGGTGGGCTGACCAGTGCACTGGGCAAGCATCCGAAAATCCTGGCGCACTTCGCTTATACCAATTCTTCGGCCATCACGATCCCGATGCTGATGCAGTACTTCGATCTGCAGAATGTGGTTTCGGGCGATGCCATCTATGACGTGGACGATGCAACCAGCGTCGACGTGTGGGGCGGCGATGCGATCCTTGCTTACGTGCCGCCCGTTGGCCAGCGGCAGATGGCGCTGCCGAGCTACGGCTACACCTACGAGCTGGCGAACCACCCGCTGGTCGAGCAGAGCCGCTATGACGCTGACATCCGCAGCTGGAAGAACGACGTGCTCGACGAATTCTCGGCCGAGCTCGTCGGCGCCGACGCCGGCTTCCTGTTCCAGGCCGCATTCTGATCCTGTGGTGCAGCCTGGCGTGAGGGGCGGGTTTCCCTGTTCACCTGCCTCTCACGTTTCCTCTCCCTGATTTTGCCGGAGAAAGTCATGCCCCTCTACACCGTTCTCACGCGCCTGCTCGGTCGCGAACCCAATGGCGAAGATCTGCCCGGCTCGGTCATCGAGCTGGACGAAGACGATGCGCTCGAGCTGGTCGCACTCGGCGCGCTCGAGCCTGCGCCGGATGATCCCGTCGCCACCGATGGCTCCGATCCGATCGATGCTGCACTCGCCCAGCTCAGCGTGAAGCAGCTTAAGGCGCTCGCGGTTGCCGCTCAGCTCGATCCGGGCACTGCCACCAAGAAGCCGGACATCCAGCAGCTTCTGGCTGACAGTGTCGATCGCGACGATGCGGACCAGGTTGCCGCATTCATCGTCATGGCCGAAGCCGCGAAGGCTGGCTGATGTCAGTGATCCGCCGCCTCAAGAGCCCGCAGGAGACGCTGGTCGAGGATCTGGGGCCTGCCCTCAGCGTGATCAGCGTCACCAGCGAGGCGCGCGGGCTGGTCAGCGGCGCAGCGGCGCTCGACCTGGACGACACGCTGGCTGCTGGCCGCGCCAGCCTGACGATCGGTGGCGGCAGCGATGGTGAGCTCTATCTGATCACCGCGCTGCTCGACACCGTTGGTGGGATACGCGACACACAGATCGAGCTGGCCGTGTTGGACGGAAGCTGGACGATGCCGGGCGGCGGTGCACCGATGCTGTCGATCGAAGCCTTTGTCGATCGCTTCGGCCTGGACGAGATCATCCTGCTCACCGATGCCGGCGACGGGCGCATCGATCGCAAGATGCTGATCGGTGCGCTGGCCGACGCGCAGGCACAGGCCGAGGCCTATCTGGCCGATCGATATACGCTGCCGCTGCCCAGCGTGCCGCAGCTGGTCGAGATGGCGATTGCCGATATTGCGCATGCCCGGCTGTATCGCCGCGAGCTGCCGAAGAATGTCGAGGACGCGCAGAAGATAGCGATGCGCAATCTGGAGGCTATCGGCAGCGGCAAGATCAAGCTGGGCATTGCCATGGCCCCGTCGACCAGCTCGGACCCGGTTCTGATCGCGCCCGGTCGCCCGGTCTATTCCGACAAGCTCAAGGGTTATGTGCGATGAGCGGCGTCAGCATCAACCTGTTCGACCAGCTCGGCCCGGCGCTGCAGCGGGCACTGGAAGCTGTCGGCGACCTGAGCCAGCCGATGGCCAGCCTGCCGGTGACGATCTTCAAGTTCGCGATGAGCCCNNCGACCTGAGCCAGCCGATGGCCGACATCGCCGGACACTGGCTCGTCGAAACGCGCAATCGGTTCAATCAGCAGATTGATCCCATGGGCGTGCCCTGGGCACCCCGTAAGGACAAGAACAACCAGAAGCCGCTCCTGGTGAAAGACGGTCACCTGCGTAATCAGATCGACAGCGCCAATGGTCCGGATTTCGCAGAAATTGGGGTCGAAGAGACTGCCGGGCCAGCGAAATATGCTGCCATCCACAACTATGGCGGCACAACCAGGCCGTTTCGGGAAAATAG